CTATATAACTAATACATTTACCATAAAAGACATACCTTCTGTAGCTCACATGGGATATGGGAATGTAGGCGATCCTGTTCTCCCATCTACATGGGCAAGTGCAACAACTTCATGGGCTACCATTACTGGCCCTTGGACAATGAGTTACGCATTACAGGATAAAGTCTTATTGTTTGCTGATCCTATTAATACCAAGCTATATAGAGATAGATCCGGCAATAAGAAAGATACTGCATTAATGACATCCTATGTAGAGAGAACTGGACTATCCTTAAATGCTCAAGGACAGCCAGACTTTACGGGAGTGAAACGTATTAGCGCTATCTATCCAAAGATGTCTATAAACGGCTCTAACTCTATTAAAGTATATCTTGGTACCTCTATGTCAACTGAGGGTGGTTATGATTGGAAGGATGCGGTTTCATTTGATCCTGATACCCAGTCAAAAGTATCGGTAAGAGGTACAGGAAAGTTCTATGCTGTCAAGTTTGAGTCTTCTACTGATATGGATTGGGAACTAGATGGCTATGCTTTAGATATAGATAATGCTGGTAATAGAGGAAGTAGGCAATACTGATGGCTACCTTTATTGATCGAGTAGTCAAGAGCGAAACAAGATACGAACCCGGACCATTACCAGAAAGTGTAGAAGATCTTGGTAATTATGTAGTTACTGAGCTAAAAAGAATCGGAAATATATTCTTAAATCAAGCTACCTTTAGATTGGAATGCATGCATATTGAACCTACACGCCCAAGAAAGGGTGATATTAGGTATGCCGACGGGACTGATTGGAATCCCGGATCTGGTGAGGGCATATACTTCTTTAATGACAGCGGAACTTGGACTCAGCTTTGAAACCACACTTACTCTATCCTGATGACGTTCCTTACGTTTGGGAGGATGTTGCACCAATGTTAGCTAAAGCAGCAGTGCATTCTGAGGGAGAATTAGAACCGGAAGATTTTGTCGAACCTTTATCTACTGGTGAAATGCAACTATGGGTAGCTTATGAAGATAATGATAATATTAATGCTGCAATGGTTACACAATTTATACAGTACCCTCAGAAGAAAATACTACGAATCATATCTCTTGCTGGAGAAAACTTTGAAGAAATAAAAAGCTTTCAGACAATGATTGAAGGCTTTGCTATCAAGTATGGTTGTTCAGCTATCGAGCTATGGGGAAGAAAAGGTTGGAAGAAACTACTACCAGATTGGAAGGACTCATATACCGTGTATACAAAAGAACTACAACATAGGTTACACTAATGGCATTACCACCTGTACTTACTGCTGCTGGCATCACTGCTGCTGATTACGCGCCACCGTCCGCGCCCGGACTACTGTCTTATACTCGCCCACCAGTTCCTGATGTCCCTATGAACTTTAGCGGTGGAAGCATATTCGGCAATTATGTACGAAAGTACCCAGACTTAATGGCTGATTTTCTCACTAATAGAGACAAGCATGGGAAAACTAATCTAGCTGACTATGGAAGGATGCATTGGAAACACTTTGGTCATAGACCTACAGAGCTAGGTGGTAAAGGCAGGACGCTTGGTGAGGCATCTCCTTACTTATCATTAGCGGATCAAATGGATTATCCTTTTGATGCTAGTGGTTCTACCGCTACTGCCGGACTGCCTATGCCTGATGTTCCGGGTTATAAGTATGTATACCCTAAGTATACTTGGAGAGATCCGGGTGGAGCTGAAGAGGGCGCGTGGGAATCGTCTGGGTCAGAATCAGATATAGATAAGTACGGCTATTATCCCTACTTTCCCGGCAGTATGAGAGAGTCAATATTAGATGATGAAGGCAAAGCTTTACGTCACATTCTAGTTGGTGTTAGGTTAATTAAGGAGTAGAGTATGTCTGGAGGAAGCAAATCAACCGTAACAAGAACAGAGCCTTGGGCTGAACAGAAGCCTTATTTAGAGACAGGCTTTAAGAGGGCCGAAGACTTGTATTCTGGTGGTAAGATGACACCTGATTACTTCACAGGGCCGACCGTTGCTGGATTCTCTCCTGCTCAAGAAGCTGCTCAAACAGGAGCGCTTGGATACCTCTCCGGTCCAAGACCGGGAGCGCAGCAGAGGGGAGCAGAAGCAGCACAGCTTAATCTTTTATCTGGTGATGTAGATATCTCTAGGTTTGATCCAGTAGCTGACGCTGTTAGAGCGCAGTCAATGGCTCAGTTGACAGGGAATGTCTTGCCGGGTATTCGACAACAGATTACACAGTATCAGCCCGGTGGATCAACAAGAGGTGACATTGTACAGGCAAATGCAGTTTCTGCTGCTCAAGAAGATATTACCAATAAGATTGCTGCTGCTCAATTTGAAGCTTACAAGAGCGCACAAGACAGACAGCTTGGTGCATTAGGTCGCTATCCATCTATTATGGGTGCGCCACTACAGCAGTATGATGCAATGAGTTCAATTGGTGCACAGCAACGAGCAATGGATCAGGCTGGTATTGATGAAGCCATGCAGCGTTATTCTTACCAATCACAACTTCCGACTATTGGTTTGCAGAACTACCTTGCTGGGATATCTGGAGATTATGGTGGCCAGACTACGGCTACTGGTCCGGGTGGTCCAAGTCCGTGGGTTACAGCCCTTGCTGGTGGTTTAGGTATGGCAATGGGTGGCCCGATGGCAGCGTCAATGTTTGCAACAGCGGCGAAGTAGGAGATATATATGGCACATGCAATATGGCACATTGAACCATCCTTTTATAAAAAATGGTGGACTGATAAGATAAAGAGTGGTGCGCTTGCAGCCCAAGAAGGTCTTGTAGACCCCATGCTTGATCGAGTTATGGGTACTGCACCGGGCATTCCTGCTCGTCCCTTCTTTGGGGGAGAGTCAGGTGGTCCGCCAGCACAGCCTACAAGACCCAGCACCCCAACAGGGCCAAGAAGTGTAGCAGATATAGTGCGTAATGTCACCCCAGCTTCTTTAGGGTTTCCCGCGCCATCTGTTGCTGCACCTGTTGCTGCACCTCCTACGATTCCGGGTCTTAGCGAACGCGAACAAGCTATAGCTGCTCAAGTTAGAGCTTCTGATATGGCTAATGGAAGATCAACCGGAATAAATCTAGCAACTCCCCCTGCTGATCCTGCATTTGTTAGGATGATGCGAGAGCCACCCAATCCTTTTGAGCCGAGTGGTCCGCTAACTTCTGTTCCTATTAGAGCAACAGCTCCTGCCGCATCGACTGCGAGAGGGTACCTTCCAATAGATACATTACCCAGAGTAAAACATTCTGCACCAGCAGCAATGGGTCCGGGTGGACTTCCACCTAGTGTTAGGGAGACAGGAGCACACACTCAACTCAGTCCACCAACAAGAGAGAAGGCTACTCCCGGTCTTGGTAGACCACCGCGTCCAATCGGTCCTTTTAAGGAACAGATAAAAGAGGCTTCAAAACCAGATGCAACTCCTCCAGTAACTGAGCAAGACAAGCTTAGACGCATGTTAAAGATGATGTTCTTGTCTGATTTAATAAAGGGTACTGAAGCACCTAACCCTGATTACTATTCGGCAGTATCAGTAGGCCCAGCTAGTAGGGCTTTTGCTCCACTGCCGTCAATGTTTAGAGGTAGATAATATGGCATGGCCCCTTAGAGCAGCACAATCATTATGGAATCTAGGTAAAAGACCATTTGCTGGTACTGGCTGGCGTGGAGGGGCTAAAGGCATTCCCGGACAGCCGGGACAGGCAGCGATCCCACCGGGCGCACCCGGAACCAGACTCCCTCCCGGCGGTAGACTTAATACACCCTATCATACTGTAGCTGGTCCGAGGAGTAGGAAGGGAGGGCATACACAGAGAACAAAAGTATATCCTCCTAGCGCAAAAACAGCAGGGGCTAGACCAGCAGTTCCCGGAAGCCCAGCTATACCAGCAGGAATTGCAAGAAGGAGACCAGTTGCAACAGCAGCGGTTCTAGGTGGTGCGGGATTAGTTGGTTCTTCCCTCTTACCAGATGGTACCCCTGATCCCACCTATGAACCAAGAGGTGGTGGTGGATTAGGTGGTGTTCCTCCTATTGGACTTCCTCCTGTTGGTGATACCTTTCAATCACAACTACCGGGTCTTGTCCAGCGAAGACAGCAGGAAAGAGATTCTTTTCTAAACAATATGCAGACTGTATTGGGTCATTCCATCTTGTTGTCCTTCCAGAATCCGGGTAGGGAAAGCAAGTATGTAGAGAATGCTATGGCCCTCCTTGCAGGAGACGCTAAAGCTAGAGGCGCTATTGATGACGCTAAGATTATCGAAGAAGTCTTTAAGGATAAGAAGGTTCCCAAGTCTGCCAAGGTTATTTACAACAGATTGGTCAAGCATGTAGGTCCAAAGAAAGCAGCAGAGGTTAGCGGCTATACTCTTGAGATTGATAAGGCTGAAGCTAAAGCTGCCACTGATTTTCTGAAAGCCCAAAAAGCACTACAAGAAAATATTGGTCCTAAGTCTGTTAGACTAAATCAAATCCTTGCTCTTTCAGAAATAGACTTTGATGCTGCTGTTGCACAACTAGCTGGGGAGTGGTCTGCTGGTGGAACATTGCAATTACCAGAGGCGTATGGCGGGTATGAAGGCAATAGATCAATAGAAGAGTTTATGGTATTGGCTAGAGATTTTCTATCTAAGCAAACTGGTGGCGGCCCTTCTGGGGCGGGGACCAATGCAGAGGTCATGGACATTCAGGTGCAATAGTGCCACAGGTTACATTTAATTTTAATGGTCAGCAATTCTCTGCTAATGTTTCAGACTCTTTCTTACAGCGACCTAAAGACCAGCAAGCAGCGGTATTAAAGGGGCAGCTTTTATCTAAGTATGAAGATAAGATAGCTCCCAATACTGGTGAGCGTGGTATTATGGATTATCTTGCTGCACTAGAGAAGCCAGCGCAAGCATTAAAGGTTGGTCTAAAAGAATCTGCCTTAGGCGGTGATCTCTTTAGAGCAGCCGGTGGTGTAGACCTCACCCCAGAGGAGGGATTCTGGGAAGGGGCTAGTCGTGGCTGGTCTGGTGAGGAAGAGGTAAGGACGCAAGACTTCCTTCCTGATGACATGAACCCTATACTCAAGGGCGTGTTAGGTTTTGCTGGTGATGTAGCTACAGACCCCTTGACTTATGTAGGCGGTAGTGCTATAAAAGGATTAGGTAAAGCTATATCTCGTGGTACTCCACGCAGTGTAGCTCGTCAACTAACAAAAGCTAAGAACACCATGTTCGATAAAGAACTTCCTATTGGTGATGGCATTGGCATGAAGGATGTAGCTCGTTGGTTCAATGCTCCCGTAGGAATGGGAAGACAAGTAAAGGGTGTGTATGGTACAGCACAGAACCATCTCAGGCGTATGGAAAAAGAGATGGCAGAAGAATTGCCCAAGCTAAATAAGTTCTTTAAAGAAAGATCTGGCACATTAGGCGTGTCTTCTGCCCATGTTCAAAGAGCGTTTCGTGATTCTATGGAGCGTGGTACAGGCAACTCAATATCTTTACAGTATCAGCGTGATCTGGGTAAGGATGGGGAGAGACTGCTAAAGGAATGGGAAGACCGAACCAATGAGTGGCATGAACTAGAGCAAGCTTTTGGTTTAACTTATGACCCCATAAAAGGAAAGGGTTACTTTCCTCGGTTACTTACTCGACCGGGTAGAGAGTTTATTGAAGAGCGAGACAAAGATTTAATAGAAGGTATCGATGAGTTTGGTCAGCCTATTTATAAGGCTGGGTTTAGGATGTCTCGTAAGGTTGATCCCAATAAAACCATTAGTGAAATCAATATGGGTAGGCAAGCCGACCTTGGCGGTCGCACACCTAACCCACTTGATCGACCCTATGAGCATCAGTTCTTCCAAGAAGATCCCGGCATTGCATTAGGGTTACGCTGGTCACAACACAATAAAGCCTTGCAGCGCAAGTGGTTCATTGATGAGGTGACTGATGGGTATCGTACTGTTGGAAAGCAATACCATCCAGAGATGTTTGATCCTGACTTCATAAGATCATTCCCAAGAAAAGGTGTAACATGGGAACAGTTTATGAAGCAGCAGCCTGTCAAGTCTGAGATGTCTATTGGCAAGTGGGTGCGTAAAGGTGCTGATGATACATGGGAAGCTAGGTTCCTTAATGAAGATAAGTTAAGAGACCCTTTGAATCGAGAGATTGATAAGTTTGCATGGAAGCAGATAGATAATGCTGATGACTTTCAAAAGGTTAAGGGCATCCCTGACCACACCCCATCTGTTGAAGAGCTAGACCAAGCGTGGACTACATCATTCTTAGAGCAGCTTAACTTGCGCGGGTTGGGTAGATTCCAGCGCAACATGCTTGATGACACACAGATAGCTTCTCTTAGCAAACAGTATCCTGCTGCTGCTAAGGTTGCAGACAATGCTAGAGATGCATTCAAGCGGGATAACACTGAAGTCTTCCTTGCTCCTAAAGATGTACGCAAGCAGATAGAAGATAGCTTAGAGCTTATGTCTGGTAGTGTAGTGGGAGAGAAGAAGCTAAGAGATTTTATGAAGATGTATGACCAGATACAGAATGGCTGGAAGGCTTGGACTCTTGGTGTTCGTCCAGCTTATCATACTCGTAACGCAGTAGGCAATATCTTAAACGCTTATACCATTTCTGGCCTTGGTGTTAACATACCTGAAGCAGTAAGAACGTATAAGGATGCAGCCAAGCTGCAATATTATGGTAGGTTTAATGGTACTCAAGCTCTTAGAGATGATACCGTTAAGAATCTGCGTGGTATCAATGTCCGGTTGGGTGATAAGGCAGTTCCCAATATTGATGACAAGTTATGGAATGCAGAGTTTCATAACACAGGCTACACCATGCGTGAGATTGTCGAGAACGCTAGAGATCGCGGCGTTACTGCTGGTCACTACGCTGATGACATTGTAAGGGATCAGGTTAAAGCACAAGAAGCTGCTGCCGGTATGGTATCCCCATTAGCTAAAGCCCTTGGTCCTGATAACCCGGCTGTTAAGGCTGGCTTTGCTTTTGGTGGAACCATCGAAGGCAATGCTAGGTATGCTGTGTTCCTCAACACACTAGCGCAGATTAAAAAGAATCCAAGCAAGTTCAAGTGGACTGCGCCGGATGGTAGCAAGGTTGCACTTGATGACGTTGGTAAGAACAACTGGTCTACTCGGGTAGTTGATGATCCTCGTGGTGGCAAATCGCAGTACCAAGTTCCGATGACTAGGGATGAAGCTGTGTTTGACATAGCATCTCAACAGGTAAAGGCATCCCTCTTTGACTACCGTGATGTCTCTAAGTTTGAACGCAATGTTCTTAAAAGAACGATGCCGTTCTATACTTGGACACGCAAGAATATACCAGCACAGTTAAAGCATCTTGTTCTTAATCCTGAGAGGGCAGAGAAGTTACACTTGGCTAAAGAACAGTTTGAGCATGAGACTGGCGACTTAACCTACTCAGACTATGGTAAGTTCTGGGGTGAGCGTGTTCCTATCTTCTTGGGTAAAGAGAACCAAGGTGTTGTACAAGCATTCACGGCATTGAATGTTATACCAATGGCAGACTTACAAAGAATGTTTAGGCCAGCACATCTGTTAACTGAGATGATTACGCCCTTAATCAAAGAACCTCTTGAACAGATAGCTAACTACGATACCTTCCGTAAGAAACCTATAGTTGAGACCTCTAATCTAGAGATGAAGGACTACCTTGGTATTGCATTGCCTACTAGACTTTGGAAGTTAGCTCAGATTATTGTTCCGTTAACAGAAATTAACCGCCTTAATCCAGCTAATGTATTTGGTGAGAGGTCGAAAGATCCTGATACCGGAAGGATAACAACAACTGAAGCCTTCGGTGGTCTGGGTGCAAGAAGGGAATCCAATCCTATAGATGCACCACAGGTAGCTCGGTGGTTAAGATTCTTTTCAGGCGCGTCAGTCTATGATGTTAATCTAAGGAAGCAGCAATACTTTAAGAAGAAGAACTTAATGAAGGACATGGCTGAGTTAAAGGGTAAAATTAAATGGCACGCTGCCAACAAAAGAACTAGGAGGATGGAAGCTTTGCTTGGGGTCTTGGAAGAGGTTGAGAGACAGGAAAGAACTGATCCGTTCAATAGGAGATAAGATGATTAAGCTTTTCATTCTTTTTGTATGGTTAGCTATGCTTGTGCCAGAAGCAAGCGCAGCAAGCCCCGCATTCTTTAGAACAGTAGCGCCAATACAGGCTATTTGCACGAGGGGTGGGCCAGAGGTAATCATTGAAGAACTGCTTGACAAGTATAATGAGAAGCCTGTACACGCCATGCAACTAACCCCAACTATTCAGATGTATATAGCAGAGAACAGAAACAATCCCAGCAGCACACTCTTTCTTCATAATAGTAAAGTAAACCAGACCTGTATCTTTTGGGCGGCTGAAGACTATCTAAGAACAATAGAGACAGAGAGTCTGCCAGCAAAGAAACCCGGAGGAGTAGAGATTGAAAGTTGATTCTAAATTTTTTGGATTCCTATTATTCCTGATTGCTCAGACAGGTAGTGCTATCTGGTGGGCATCTGATATCTCCTCTGAAGTGGAGCGTCTAGGTGGAATACAGGGAAGAGCAATCCCCGCTTTAGAGAAAGAAGCGAAGCAGTGTGGTATTGAAATCCACAACCTAAAGAAGTTGACAGGGGATCAAAAGGAAGTAGCAGAGTCTGTAAAGAACCTAGACGTTATGCTCTACAGATTAGAAACCATTGAGAATATGTTGGATAAAATCTTAGCGACGAAGGTGAGATGATGGCTGAATATACGGGTCCAGATCGACGTGGTAATGGTGGCTGGCACATGTCAAAGAGCCTCAGTGTCTCACATCTGTTTGGAACTCTTGCTATTGCTGTAGGATTCTTCACTTATGTAACTGATATAGAGCAAGACACCATTCGTAATCAACTAGAAATCAAGAGCTTATCTGAGAGAATGAATAGATCAGATGCTAGAAACTCTGAACAATTCGGAGAAATAAAAGAAATGTTGAATTCATTATCTACAAAAATTGATAACTTGGTTCATCGACGTGGACCATGAACATCACATTGAGGATTCATAATGGCTGATCCCGTCTACGGTTATTGGACAATGTTTGGTGCGCCAGATCCAGATCCAGTACTAACCTCCCCAAATCCAACAACATCCGCTCCTCCAGCTCCTGCCCCTGTATATCATAGTGTTATAACAGGAACTTTTGACCCAACACCCGCAGAGATAGTAGCGGCAGCAGCAGCTTCTGGAAATCCGGTCCCTTCGGGGATGGACCCTGTTGAATATTCTAGAATGATGTCTGGATTACCACCTATCTCTTTAGCAGCAAGTATACCAATATCGACTACCCCGGGGGCAGTCCCTTGGATTGCAAGCCCTTCGTCTTTAATTCCGTCTATGTCTATGCCTAGCGGGGGGCCATCAAGTGGAATTTCTGGTTCACCGATTACTGCCGCAATGAAAGCTCCATCATTTGATGGAGGGGGTGGTATATTATGCGACCCAATCACGGGCAAATGCCCACAATACAGATAGGAAAATGTTACATGGAAAAACTAAAAGCGTTTGCGACATCATACCCAGTGATAGCAGCAGCAGTTGTTCTAATAGCCGCTACCCTCGTTTATCATTTCTTCTTTTCTGGTGCGCCATTGCCGGATGTACCAGCCTAAAGAAAGCAGCTCTGATAGGGAGCGGCTCACTAGGAGCGGGTGCGATTGCCTCGATTGCGACCTCGGGGACTGCGCCTGTGCTACTGGCGGCAGCGGGAGGTGCCTCTGTGACGAGTGTGGTTGCGGACGTGATGACCCCGAAGACTGGAGACACCACATTGAATAGCTGTGCAGAATCTAATTTTTGGGATGTTATAGGTCAACTTATAGAGATGGGCGGATGGTTACTAATCTTAGTTGTATTGGTTCCGATGGTACTGGGCTGGATACTCCCCGGACCGCTGGAAAGACGAAAGAAGAAATAAAGTACAAGTGCTGTCTTATTACTTGGAAGGATATCATAGCTTCCAATGAATGGGAGAAGCATGAAGAGATCAAGTGTCCCGAACTCATGAGTGTGGGCTGGTTAGTCTATCAAGATGAAGAGACAATAAAGATTGCCAACACCCTCGACTTCGATGATTGGGAAGACAAGGGTGCTGACAAACCCGTACCTTACGGGATCACTGCCTTTCCTAAGGGCTGTGTGGTGAAAATAATTTACTTATGATTCTTCTTGTAGTCTTCTCTAAACTTCCATAGTGGAATCTTATACTTCTGTTCAAACCATTCAGACCATGTTATCTCATTGTCTGGTGGCACTCTTTCCATCCTGATCCTCCAACAATGCTTGGCTGATCCTAGCATTATAGCAGCTTGCTGCTTGTCTGTCCACTCTTGAGTGGGATTCAGCATTTAAGTATCTGTCTCTGTGTAATAGCATGGATACCATTGTAGTATCCCTCACCATCAAGCCCCTCAAGCATGATAACCCCCCTCCACCACTGATACTCTGTGTCAGCGCACCATGATTCGGTGTACTCTGGATGGCTATAACAGCCAGCCGACAGGCCGAATATCTTCTGACCATCTGGTCTTGTCTGCTCACTGTGGTTATACAAGTGTGTATGTCCTTGTACTGCCGAGCAGTGTAGCTTAGATACTAGAGCGTGGCCTATGTGTACTGAACTAATCGGCCTGCCCATTATACCAGAAGAAAAGTAATGACTGAACATAATGTTCTTTATCTTTAAGGCTTTCTTAAATGGTGTGATCTTCCAACCATTCTCTTTATACTTTAAGTCCTTGATACCTATGGTACCATCCAGCTCTGGTGTAGAGTTAGTCACGCGAGTGATACGATCTTCGTGATTACCTAACACCATGTACCTCTTTAAGTTCTTCATCCTTTTAAGAGGATGCAAGAGTCTAGCTTGTGCATCAAGAGCTGCGTCAACATCCTTCTGGTATCGCCTACCTTCAAAACCTTTCGTGCCTCTGTCATACGATGATAGACTAGGCATGTCTGCGAAATCCCCCATACATATAACAGCGTCAGGCTTAACCTTTGCTATGAACTTACCTAGCTTTTCAAAGCGTGAGTTGTCATAGTCAGGGTGGGCGTGTGGATCGCCTATAATCATAAGGTCCATTGCTACTCTCCATATTTAAGTTTGCCGATTCTCTGAGAGTTCCATTCCTTTAGCTCTATGCAAGTCCAAAAGACAGGAACACTATCCGTTATATCAAACGCTTTCTCTTGAAACTTCCCACTTTCTTTATCCAATCTTAATATCATACCTTGATACTTATCCTTACCAACCAGACCAAGCTCTTCATTTAGTGCTGAAGCATACGCTGCAACCTGTAAGTAGTATGATTTATATATCTTCTTTGATGTCTTGAAATCAACTACAAACTTCTGCCCATCTATCACAGCCAGGGCATCAGCGGTACCAGCATACCTCAAAGCTCTTGGTGCAAAAAACACCATCCTCTCAGCTTCCTCCCATTTAATTTGGTGAGCCTTCTCCCACTCAAGGAACGCATCTATACACTTCTCTCCCCCTTCTGGAGACTCAAACTTCTCAGGTATGGCCTCAGTAATGTACATATGGAGCCAGTTGTGTACCCTCCATCCTATGTTCGCTGCTTCTTCACCTATCTTTTTGTAAGCAGTAGTAATAAGCTCTACTCTGTCGCTCACCTCAAGTGAATGATTCCATGTGTCTAAGTACGCATCTGCGCCTGCCTTTACCGCCCAATCAGTGAGGTGTTTAGGGAAGCAGGAGTCGATGATCCGTGTAACTGAGGGGATCTGCACTATATCCTCATCCTCCCCCAGCTTATCCCCTTTATTGAGCCAATACTTATGGTCTACAGG